TGATTGAAACAGTACTATCAAATGTACCAGCACCTGTCACAAACAAAGTCCCACCAACGGATGTATTACCCGCTACATCAAGTGTACTAGCCATTGTTGCAGCACCGCTTACTCTGACAGTGCTTAAGAAACCAGTAGCTCCTGCTACAGTAACAGTATTTAATAGATTAGTAGCTCCGCCTACACTAAGAGTAGATGCTAAACTTGTGGCTCCTGCTACAGTAAGTGTGCCGCCAATATTTACATCACCGCTTACTGATACGTCTCCATCAAATGTAATGCCACCTGTTGCAAAAATAGTACCGCCTACTGATACATTACCTGCTACATCAAGTGTACTAGCCATTGTTGCAGCGCCACTTACTCTAACAGTGCTTAAGAAACCTGTAGCACCTACTACTGTAACTGTACTTAATAAATTAGTAGCGCCACCAACACTCAAGGCACCGCCGATGCTCATTGCTCCAACAACTGTCGCAGTTCCACCGACAACTAATCCAGCACTGATTGAAACAGTACTATCAAATGTACCAGCACCTGTTACAAATAGTGTTCCGCCAACAGATGTATTACCTGCTACATCAAGTGTGCTAGCCATTGTTGCAGCACCACTAACTCTAACAGTACTTAAAAAGCCAGTAGCTCCTGCTACAGTAACAGTGCTAAGTAAGTTAGTTGCTCCGCCTACACTAAGAGTAGATGCTAGGCTAACCGCACCTACAACTGTAAGAGTTCCATTAATAACAGTATTTGCACTAATAGATACAGCATTATTAACAACCAGTGTTCCAGTAATAGAAACATTACCACCAGCGTTAATAAAACCTGATACAGAAATATTAGCTGCTGTACCTAATTCTGCTTCTACATTTGTAAGGTTGCGACCATCACCATAAAAAAATGCAGCCGTTACATTACCAACTACATTAGCATTACCGCTAATACACACATCAGTTGCAAAGTTACTAATACCTGTTACGTTTAAAATAGAACCAACAGATACTGATCCTGCAACATCAAGTCTTCCACTAACGGAGACATCGTTTTTAAATTCAGTTTTACCAGTAAGAGTGCCTGTACCTGTTACAAGAAGAGTTCCACCAATAGATACATTTTCATTTACATCAAGCTGACCACTGACAGACACATCACTTTCTACAACAAGCTTTCCACCTACTGTAACATTGCTTGCAAAAGTTGCTACACCTGTTTGAGTTAGTGTGCCACCAAGAGACGTATTACCTGCTACATTTAAAGCACCACTTACAGAAGCATTTGCTTTTACAACTAAGCTTCCACCAACATTAGCATTACCAGCTACAGTAATAGAACTGACAGAGATATCACCACCAATACTAGCAGTTAAACCCGTAAGATTAGAACCATCTCCAAAGAAAGCAGAAGCACAGACTTTATCACTAACAACTAAATCATTAGTAATTGTTGCTGTACCGTCTACAAGAAAAGCAGTATTAACAATTATTTTATTTGTAGCTACTTTTAATGCAGTATTAGTACCATCACCTGTTTGAACAAACACAGCAGATGTACTAACACCTTCATTAGCAGTACTACTATTAATAAGCAATAGCTGCTGATATGTTCCTGAAATTACTTTACCTGTTAAATCTGTCATATTAGTTGCCAATGCTCATCTGTTGAATCCCAAGTAGTTGCTGCTTGATCCCATGTTAAATTTCTGCCGCCTGTGTCAGGTCTAGGATTACGTATAGCAGGGTTGTCTCGAACATCAGGAATTTTATTCTGAGGATGGTTTTTTAAATCAAAGTTACCCTCAAAATCTGATGGACAAACAATAAGGCCATAGCTATTTTCTTGCATGAGCCTATGCGGATAAACCCATCCACATACATCACACATAGCTAGTGCATTTTTATTACTCGCCATTATAAATAACGAAGTCTAGGACGAATAAACAAACTTGCTCGTTCACGATCTTCTTCCATTGCTCTAGCAAGTGTTTCTTCGTAATTAGTTTTTAACATGCCGATACGTTCAGAAGGTACTCCTGCTCGTTTCATTGACATGTAGTAAGATAACCCTGCCGTAAGACAAGGGAAAAATCTTTTAGGTAGATCAGCGTTTTGTTCTGCGGATTTATTAATATCCTGTAGTTCGCTGATTACTTCTATCTTTAAAATGTCTGTGGAATTATCTGGAAGAGGCCAAACGGACATTACAGGATTATCTCTACTTCTACGAATAGAATACTGAGAAGGTCGTCCTGTCTGTGTTTTATTAGGTATCAATAAATACTCTTCTGATGTAATACGTGTCAACTGTAAATCAGTACTGTCTCTATTTAAAACTACTTCAAGTGCATCAATAGTATTAGAAGATAGATTATATACTCCAGTAGAAGCTGCTACCGTTACAGAAGAAACACTTGTACTCCATAACAGTATACCACGGTTTTGCCAGTCCTTCAACATAATATTAATAGAACGACGAGCAGAAGCAGGTTCATGACCGAGAGTGCTTTCGCCTCCAATCATTTCCATTGCTTCCTGAATAACCTCGTCAATATCGAGATTAAAATTATATGTACCTGATAGAGCCATTATTTTTTCCTGCCGTTAGTATTCTTATATTTTTCTACCATATAGTTACAAAACTCAATCCAGTACTCGTCCCAATTTTTATAATTTTTTTCTATAGGACGTTCTATATCCCAATTTATTCCTACTTCTTCAGGAAGGTTATTAAAATTAGTTTCCGCGAGTTTCGACACCAAAGCCTCTTTTTGCTGCACGTTTACGAACAGATGACTTTCTAGTCTTCTTCATAGTGGCTCCAACGCGACCGCCTTTTTTAGAGTAAAATTCTTCATTCATATCATAATCACTAAGTCCACGTTTCTTTCTATCAGCCGTAGCTCTATCACCCGCTACCTTAATAGAATCAAAGGCACGTTCCAGCATGTTCATATCTTTACGTCTATTTTTTTCAGAAAGAGCGTACATTTTATCAGCATCAGGAGATGCAAAAGCTTCTGAATATTCATCAACATCTTTTTTAGACAGTGTACCACCGCCCGGAGGAGTACCGCCAATCATATTACCCCCAACAGTAGGGCGTCTAAGGTTAGCTTTAGGTTTAGCTGTAACCGTACTTGTAGGGTTAGCTTTTCTAGAAGAAGGAAAATAACCTTTGTCTTTTGATGGCTTTAACTTGTTGTAAGCATCAGGATTTTCAGCTGGTCTAGCTACTACTTTTAAAACATCACCATATGTAGGTTTATCTGCCACTCTTAAAACATCTGGACTTGTAGGTCTATCTGCTACTTTTAAAACATCAGGATTTTTAGCTCCTTTAGGAAAAGGAAAATAACCTTTGTCTTTTGATGGCTTTAACTTGTTGTAAGCATCAGGATTTTTAGCTAATGTTCCTTTTTTTACAGCCCTTCTAATTGCCTTTTTCCCGAGTCTAGCCATTTTCCTCTCATCACGTAGACGAATTCGTTCAGCTTGTTGAGCAGCCCTCGCTGCTTTTCGTTCTTCTCTCTCACGAACAATTCTGTCTTCATTACTTTCATATTCCAATACCATTTATTTGCTCCTAAGCACTAACATAATTACTCTCCAGCTTTTTCTGTGTAAATAACTTTTTCATCCATAGAGTAATCTACAACTACATTTTCAGGTTTGCCTACAACAGACGGACCCTTACGCGCAGCACCAAAACCCTGACCAGTAGGCTTACCAGTAATAGCATCAAGGTCAGCAGGATAAGCCAGCAAACTGTGCGGCCCTCTTAAATAAGTCTTCTTCATGATTTTCTCCTTCTTCCCTTTGCAGCCATTGCGGCCATTTTCTTAGCACCGTACTTTTTTCTTCCAATGTATGCTGCTAAAGCTTTAGGGTTTCTAGCCCCACGTTTTTTTAAATTAGAAACTGTTTTCTTAAATCGTTTACCAGAACCAAGAGGCGGCTTTTTTTTCTTTCGGCCACCCTTAGTAACTTGCTGTCTAATGCTGGCGCGACTAGTAGCCATCAGTCATAACAAGAAGATACAAAATTATCACCACCAGCAGCTTTTACAACACCGCCATGTTTCTTATATACTATGCCGCCCTTCTTATACTTCATTACTTGACCACCGCCCATTTTTTTGTTCATGGCTTTAGCAGAACCAGCTTCCATCTTAGACATACGATTGCCACGAGCTACTGCACCTTTACCAATAGGAGGAGTAGGCTTGTCTCTTGGCGTTGCATTTTCAGTATTTCTTACCTTACCGCCGCTTTTAGCTTTTTTTACTTTACGTTTAGTTTTAGTTTTACTGTCTAAAACAATAGCTGAGTTATTTTTATCAGTTAAACGACCACCATCTTTAGCTTTTTTTACTTTACGTTTAGTTTTAGTTTTACTGTCTAAAAGAATAGCTGAGTTATTTTTATCAGTTAAACGACCACCGCCTTTAGCTTCTACTTTACCCTTAGTTCTATCTTTGCCAAAATCAACTCCCATAAAGCGAAAGCCTTTACCTTTATTATCTTTATTTTTCTTTTTACTGTTAGTTTTCTTTGTTGTTGGTAGCATTAGCTTGTTCCTTGTATAATTGTGTCGGGTCCGCCAGCAGGACTAGCAGCGATTTCCATATCGTCTTGTCTAGTTCTACGTGCTTGATTACGAAGTGATGTAATTGCGTTATCATACTGTCCCTGCCAAACTGGGAGAGTAGCCCAGTCTTTCATGTACATAGTGGCTTCTAACATACAACCATAGAACAAAGCATTATAGCAATACTCACTGTAATAGTTTGAAACCGTCACACTTGTACCTGTTGCCGAAGCAAGAGCTAAAGGCCGTGACGCTGTTTGAACAATACCTGACAAAGTTGATGTAGGTGTTGGTACGATGTAAATTGATCCATTCGTTTTCCGTGAATAGTAACGGGGAGTTCCTGTAGATGTAGCAATAGGCCAGTAGTCTGTAGCATACTCATAAGTTCTTAGTAACAAGTTTACCTTTGAAGAGGCTGGAACTCCAGTTACACTGACACTTGTGGTGTAATTTACATTACGAACAATACGCACTCGATCATTAAGTGCAATACTGGCATTAGTCGCTACATATGAAATAGCGGTATACTCATCTAAACCAACATCGTCTAAATCTTTAGTAAGACGTAGTTCTGTTTTTTCAATCAACTTAGGAATTTGATCCGCAAACTCAGTCGAATCATTCTCAGTTGTATTAATAATGTCAGTCTTCAGATAAGAATAAGAAGGCATATCAGCCTACATATAATGTAATCGTAGGAGCCATAGCAGCAGTACCTGATGTCGCTACACTGAGTACACCATAAACACCAACACCCATATCTCCAATATACATATCGTTAGAATCTAAAGCACCAACACGATATCGAATAGCCGTACCCTTGGCAGTTTTATTAGTAATCTGATTTGCACCAGTAATTACAACTTCACCGGCAATAGTTGAGTAAGTATGGATAGCCATAACACGAGTTGTCTGAGGAACTGGTCCACCACCGTTTGCTCCAACAGTTAAATTACTGTCTACATATCTGAAGCCAGTAATAATAGCACCGTCGCTACTTACATTTTGAGCAACTTTAATATTTGTACCCATATTTAATTCCTTTATAAATAAAGAGTCGAAGGAGAAAGCAACATTTAGCCGCTCTCTCCTTCTATCTTAATTAACCTGCGCTACCGAAGAAGCCACGCCAATCAGAGACACCGAAGCTATAACGCTCCCGAGCCTTAAATCGGATGTTTCCAGTATCGAAGTCAGGTTCCATCTTCGTCTGAAGCGGAGTACGAACAAACATCTTAGTGCCGTTCGGAACATCCGTCTTGACAAACCACGCATCAGTGTCGGTAAACCGACGATTGATGTAGTAGCCTTCAGGAACCATACCCAAGTGACGAGTCGCGTTAATAGCGTTGTTATTTGGGTTAGCCTGTGCAGCACTCGTCTGAGTGTTACCGGGGCTGCTTAGAACGCGATCTGCAATGGCCCACGAATCAACGGGAACATGCAGCGAAACCGCGCTGGCACCAATAAGAATACCACGATCATCTTCAATCTTCTGAATAGCAGTCAGAGCCGCCTCAAGAGTGGCTTCCGAAAGATCGGCAGCACCAAGAAGGTTGGACTGATTACCAGCAGAGATGGTCGGATGAGCAGCAGAGAAGAACGCAGCACCGTCACCAATAGTGGTCGAGAAACCATTATTGAAGAGCGCAGCAGCCTTGACCTGCTTGGTATTCGCCATCGCACGCGCAAGACCGCGAGCACGAAGCTTGGCAAACGTGTCATACAGATTGTCTTCCATTGCTTCTTCCGTAACCGCGAAAGCAAGTGCAATAGTTTCAGCCGTATAACGGGCAGTGTAACTTTCCTGAGCGTCGTCATAGGAGACAGCAGCACCGTCACCCTTGGTCGGCGCAGAACCGAAACCAGTGAAGAGAACTTCTTCCTCGAATGCACGATCAGAATTCTCAATATCAAAAAGAGGTTCGTGTTCGTTATTAACCTCTCCATACTCCATTCCAAATACGGCATTCAGGCCCGGAAGGAGTTCTTTTGAAATACTAGCTCTATTAATAGCCATGATTAATCCTCCCTATTAAGCCGTTGAAGCCGTAGCAGTGACATAACGATCCCGATGGGTGTTAAGCCAAACTTCGACAATTGGATAAGCGTCATTGTTACCTTCGTCAGGATACTGAGCGCGGCCAACAACACGAGCAGCAAGCTCGGTTTCAGCACCAGAACTAGCCATCAGGTAATAGCTGGACTGCCCAGTTACCGTGCTGCCCGAACTAGCGGTAGAACTAA